CATATACATGATGAACTATTGGGATATGTATTCTAAAATTGCAATGGCCTATACTCGAACACAAGAGAAAGGGAAAACCAGAACAGTTTGGGGATATCCTACCGATGTTGTGTTTTTGGAGCAGAAATATTACATACCACTTCTTGAGGCACAAAAGAAGCAAACATGGCGTTCAGCACTATTAGACCCTGATAGCATTGATCGTTATGTAACTGAAACGATAAATCGAGCGAATTCAGTAGGAGTATTTAGTAAGTGTTGATTTTAAGGGATTTGATACCTCAGTATCCCCATCTTTATGTACCACCGTTTTCGAGGTAATCCTAAGTTTGTTTCAACGAACTCTCGAGAACGAAAGAGATATTAAAATTATAAGTAAAAATTTTACGAGTATGCCAATTATTACGCCGTTTCGACTTTTTAAAGGAGAACATGGGGTACCAAGTGGCTCAACATTTACGAACGAAGTAGACAGTTTAGTACAAATCGGAGTAGCAAGAAGTAGTGATCTAGTTTTAGATGATTGCCAAGTTCAAGGAGATGATGGACTCTACATACTAAAAGAAGATAATAAATACGATGCTTTGATTAAACACTTTGAAGATTATGGCTTGAACCTATCGAAAGAGAAAAGTTCAATTTCGAAAGAATATGCCATATTTCTTCAAAAATTATACCACCCACATTTTCGTAAGGGAAACGGAGATATTCCAGGAATTTACAGTACTTACCGGGCCTTGTTAAGACTGTGTTATCCTGAAAGAGAGCCTGAATTTGCAAAAATTACAGCTTCGGGTGTTAGCCTAGCCGATTACAACAGGATTAGAGCTATTCAGATTTTAGAAAACTGCAAGAACCATCCTTTGCATTCTGAATTAGTAAATTTTGTTAATGATCACTGGAGTGAAGGAGGCCTGCGCGTTTCAAAAGTTATTGTTAAGGATTTTAAAAGTGCCATTGAACGTGGTGATGTGAAGAACACACAACGGCAGGACAATTTAAC